TTAAGATTTCTCGTCGCTCTCATACTCAATATCAGACAGCAGCACCTCTAATTCCAGCGCGGTAACATACCCTGAATTACTCAAACTGTGCGTCACTTTTGAGATTGTCCATTCCTGTTCGTCGATCACCTGTTTGAATCCGCTGACCTGAACGGGCGTTTCTGGGAACAGGTCAGCGCGTCCCATTGCCAGCGTAATAGAAAACTCCGCGACACCACGTTGTAGCTTGTCCCACTTCGCCTGTGCAGCGCGCGTGGCCTGTGCTTTAGTCGCAAAAACCGTGGTCAGCGCCAGCACGTTTTCATCCGTGCCAACCAGATAATCCCCCTCACGGGCTTCTGGCTCCTTCTTTGCCTTTTTCGCTTTAGGGTGTGTCTTCTGGGGTTGTGGCCCCTGATGTAATAGCACTTTTTTCTGACGTTTTACCTTTACCGTTTTGGGCTTTTCAGGCTGCGGCTCTTTGGTATGCAGCCAGCTTGCCGTGACGCCCGTGTACGCGCCCCGGTCAGCCAGGCTAAAACTGTGCTGATCGCCGTCGCTGCGTTCAATAATCTGCTGTGGGATAGGTTTGCCGCTGGCCGTCTTCCCCGTTCCGGGACGGATAAACAGCAAACGCCCGGCTTTGATCGCCACAATCGCCCCGTTGCGCTCAGCCAGGCGCGTAATAAATACCGCGTCGGTTTCCTGCGTCTGGTCGATGTGCGGAATTTTTATCCCCGCGAATCCGTCAGCCAGCATCGGCGCAAGGTTGTTACGCTTCGCCACCTGTTCAACAATCGCCCCCAGTGTGGTGTCGTGATACGACAGCTCACGCCGCGAATTCAGCGACCCGCGAAAATCAGCACTCCGCGCTCGGATTGTCAGCGTATCCGGCGTGCCACGATGTTCTATTTCATCCACCGTAAAATCACCTTTACCGATCAGCGCTTCACCTTCCCAACCCAAAAACACCGACAGCACCGCGCCCCGGCGGGGTAATTGCAACAGCCCGTCGCTGTCGTCCAGCTCGATGTCGAGCTGGTCGGCCTCAAAGCCTCGGTTATCCGTCAGGCTCAGTGATAGCAGGCGCGGACTGATAGCGGTTGTAATGTCCTGCTCATTGAGGCGCAGCAGGTACGCCGGGGCGATTTTGCTGCCTGCGCGAACGTTCAGCGGGTTAATCATGCGAATAACCCCCCAATGGCGGATTGCGCCCGGTTAGCCATTTCCCCGGCGCTGCCGATCAATCCCTCCGCCTGCTGGCGTAAATCGCCCAGCATCGCAGACAGCGACGAGTCGACGCGGGTTAACGTGATAGTAAACTCAATCCGCCGGGCGCGGCCATCGGTGAAAAAATCGGTTTTCGTCTGGCTGATACTGTTCACCACAAACACGCCGTAAATGGTGCCGCTACCCTCAATCAGCGGCCATGCGCGTCCCTGATCGGCCATCGTCTCCAGCATCAACAATGACAGCGTGCCGCCTGTGATTTCCGGCAGCAGTTCGCCTGACAGCGTGATTTTCTCGTCTTCAACGCCTAAGAACTGCAACGCCGGACGCTGACCGACGCGGCTGTTTGACGGCCAGCGGTAATCAACGTTACGTTGCATGTTCTGGTAAGGCAGGGTCTGGAGCTGGAACACAAACAGCCCTAATGTGAGCATCATCGGATTAGCCTCCCTGATAACTGTACTGACTGAAGGCGCGTGACCGTGCCGCCCGTTCCCGCTGATCAAGCTGGCGCGCCACTTCCTGTGCGATGTCCTGCGCACTCTGTCCGGGCTGGGCAACAATGCTGATTGGCGCGTGAATGCTGACCGGGGATGATGCCGCGCTGGCCTGAACCGTTTGTGCTATCGGACGATAGGCGGACATGTTCATGGCGGCAGAGGCCATCGCTGCCGTTTTTTTACGGCTGGTGACATTGACCGGACCTTCGACAATTTCCGGACCATGTTCACCGACGACGGCAAACTCTCCCAGCGGGACGCGTCCGCCGTTGTCACGGTCGCCGCTGTATCGGGCAGCAATTGACGTTGCGTCGACCCCCTGCGGTGTCGGGGCGCGGCTCACACCCGCGTTTAATGCGGCGGCGCCTTCTGGGGTCAACGCCTCTTTAGGGACTTTATCGCCAAGGCCATCTGATTTTTTATCAATAACACCGAGCTTTTCCAGCACCCAGTCAATGCCGCCTCGCAACAGATTCAATGCCTTTACAGGCATGGTCAGCGCATTTGCCAACATCTCACCGAATGCAACACCTGCATTACGGCAACTGTCTAACGTTTCCTGAGTTGATTTAACTGGGGCGACCAACTGTTTAAACCATTCCCATGCCGCCGATAGCTTTTCCCCCAGCCAGTCAAATACAGGCTTTAGTGGTGCAAACAGCTCGGCTATTGGCGCAAACGCGATTTTCAGCCCTTCAAGTACGCCGCCGAAAAATGCACCGATTGGCTCCCAATATTTACGGATCAGCAACGCGCCAACAACGATTGCCGCAATAGCCCCAGCAAAAATAGCGACAACACCCAATATGGGTAACGACAGTGCAGTCATTGCCGTTGTAATGACGCCCCCGGCCATACTGAATCCAACGCTGAGCAACCCCGCTCCAGCAATCAGGGCATTAATCCCCGCCATCACAGGCCACGCAACCAGCCCGATCCCACCCAGTACCGTAATTAACGCCGTGGCGGCTGCGCCTACCATCACTATCTGGCGCGTCAGCTCCGGGTTAGCCTTGACCCATTCATTGACGCGGGTTAACCACTCCGTCGCGGCCTGCGTCAGTTTGCGCAGTGCGCCGTCACCGTCATTGAACAGGTTAAAGCGCAGGCTGGCCATCACGCCCTGAAGCCGCCCGATATCCCCTTGCAGGTTATCGCGCAGGGTATCCCCCATCCGGTCAGCCGCCCCGGACACGTCGCCCAGCTTGTTTTCGGTTCCGGCCAGCGCGGCCAGAAATTTCGGTATCTGGTCGATAGAAAGGTCTTCAATCGGCGTACCAAACAGGGCAATGGCAGCATTTGCCCGTTCTGCCGGGTCTTTGATTTTCAGCAGCCCGTTGGCGGTTTTCTGCATTGCCGCCCGCGCTTTATCGCCCCCGCTGGCGATGGCGTTAGACATTTTTGCCGCATTGAGTCCGATGGCGTCATACGCTTCAATGCTGGCCTTTGACATGTCCGACCCGCGAATACTGAATTCCTTAATCGCGTCGCCTGTTTTGTCCAGCGCGAACTTGCCTTGCTGCGCCATCTCAACCAGCAGCGTCATGGCTTCCGATCCGCTGAATCCCATGTTGCGGAAGTGGGTCGAATATTCGTGCAGGATTTCCGGCAGTTCGCCGCGCATCTGCGCAGACACGCGCTGCATCCCGGATACCATCAAATCAAACGCCTCGTCGCTGTTTTTAGCGAGGCCGTTTTTCATCATGATGGCGGCTATCTGGATACTCTCCGCCGCATCACTGCCGAGCGCCGTTTGTACGTCCAGCGCTTTACGGGAGATCCGCGCAAGCTCGGTTGCCCCTACATCACCCAGCGCACCGAGCGTACTACGCGCGGCGGCCACCGCGTCTGCTATCTGATTGATGTCATTGCTGACACCTGACGCGTTAACCTCTTTGATAACGCGGGTGTACTGCTGTCCGTCAGCCGTATTCCCGCCTGTCTGCGCGGCAATGCGTGCACCGTGTCCGTCTGCCTGAACAGACGGTGCAATCAGGCGGCTTTCGGCATACAGTGCCGCTGAACCCAGACCAAACGCCGCCGCGCTGGTATTGCGTACCCCGGCGGTAATGGCCTGCCCACGTTCATAACGCTGATTGACGCGGTTTAGCCGTTCTTGCTGCTGGCTTACTCGCGCCAGCGCTGCACGTTGCCGTTCGAGTGTGGCGTTAGTGGCCGCAATATCCGTCCTGAGCTGACGCTCTGCCCCCGCCAGATTACGCGTATCAATGCCCGCCTCACGCAAGGCGCTGCGCTGGTTCTGAACAGACAAACGCAGGCGGTTTTGCTGCGCCTGCAACTCTGCCGCTTTTTTGCGTGCCTCTTCCAGTGCCTTGGTCTGGGCGCGGGTTGGGTTGGCGGTATTGCGAAACGCGACGGCCAGCGCAGCCGCGTCGGCTTTTGCCTTCTCCAGCGCTCGGCCTGTGCTCGCCAGTTGGGCGCTGGTTTTCCTGAATCCCTCAACGCGCCCGGCCTGTGCCTCAAGGTTTTTCAACTGCGCCTGTGAACCCTGAATTTCACCCGACAGTGTGCGCGCTGCATCCTGCACCGCCCTAAAGGGGCGGGTAGCCTGATCAACGGCACGCAGTAATACACTGAGCTGTAGACTGTTACTCATTGTTATGGTGTCCGCTGCGTTTCAGCGCTTTGTCGCGCCACAAAATCAACTCGGTGAGACTCATCGGGTACAGCTCGGATGGCGGCCAGTGAAAAATTACCGCGATATCCGCCATCAGCTCGTCTACCGTCAGGCTTCGGGGGAGGTTCCCTGTTGCGATTTCGGCGTCAAAAAACCGATCACCTTGCCTGCGATGGCAATCATATCAGGCAATTCCATGCGGGTGATTTCTGCTTCGGTCAGTGCTGGCAGCGTCATGCGTGGCAGCACTTTAATCATCGCGTCTACGTCCGACCCGGCCAGTGCCGCCAGACTGACGCCGCGCAGCGTTCCGGTAGTTGGTTTAATCAGGGTGATCGTGTCGATGACGGTTTCGCCGCGCTTGATAGGGGTTTCCAGTGTTACCACGTTGTCGTGTTTGTTCATGATGTTGCCTCTGTGTTCAAATAGAAAATAGAAAGAAGTCGGCCAGCACCGTGCTGGCCGGACAGGGTTACGCCAGACCAATCGCCCGGCGGTGTTGTTCCAGACGGTCAACGCCGTTGACACGCTCAATCATGTTGATGGTGTCAATCTCGATCATTTCTTTGCCGTCCACGGTCAGCTTGTAATAGGTACATTGAGTGGAAATTTTTGTTTCTGTGTCTTCGCCCTGTTTGCTTTCGCCGCCGTCGATTTCTTTATGACGGCCACGCATCACAACCTCTACCGTCACAATTGCCCCGGTGTCGTCACGCTGATACGACCCGGTAAAGCGCAGCAGCACCGCATCGGCACCCGGTGCGGCATACTGTGCCAACAACGTTTCGTCAGCGAATCCGCCCATTGTCCATTCCATCGATAGCGCGTCATCGTCCAGACCAAAATCAATCGGCGCGGTGCCGTTCATGCCGCCGCCGCGATAGTTCTCCAGCTTGCGCGTGAGTTTCGGCAGCGTAACGGCGGTGGCGACACCCATGTAGCTCATGCCGTCATTGAACAGGTTCATAAATTTTAGTTTGCGAGGCAGTGCCATAGCGCGGTAGCTCCTTAGCTGTTGACCGACGCGGCCAGATTCACCAGATATTTATCGGTGATGCGCTGGCGCAGGGTGAGATTTTCCAGTGGGGGAACGGGGGTATAGTCGTAATCGATATATAACTTCCCAGCCTTGAGCGTTTCCTTATCGTTGGCGGTGTCGTCATACCAGCAATCGGCATCAATGATGTAGCCGTTAGATTTCAGCTCACGGAATTTCGCCTTGATACCTTCGATAATGTCTTTGATAAGCGTTGGCGTAACAGGCTTATCAACCGCCCACATGTGCGCTTCGGCCATCGTATCGGCCAGTACCTGTGCGGTGCGGGTGTAGTTCTCAAACAGGAACAGCGGATCGTCAGAACAGGTGCGGTTACCCCAGAAGCGGAAGCCGTCCTTACGAACCAGCGTGGTGACACCTGCTTCATTCAGTAAATCCGCGTCGGTGCCGGGTGCCTGCAAATCCCAATACACCGAGGCGCTGATACCCGTCACGCCGTTCACGCCGACGTTAGACAGGGTTTTATGCCATCCTGTTTCTTGGTCGATTTTGGCGCGCAGACCGAGGGCGCGGGCGGTGGCATACGCCGTGGCACTGGCGTTGGCAGTGGTGTCCCACGCGATAAAATCCGGCCAGATCACCATCAGTTCCCGCTGGCTGAAATTTTCCCGGTAATTAATGGCGTCCGACAGGGTTTTGCAGCCCCACGCGCTGACGTAACCAAAAGCACACAGCGACTGACAAATGGACGCTAACGCCGTGGCAACGGGCAGCGAGTCCAGCCCCGGCGCACCGAGAATGCGCGGCTTCACGCCTGTTACCGACAGGGCATCTAACAGGGCTTTCATCCCGGTGTATTTGCCGTTTTCGTCGCTGCCGCCGATCACATTGCTGATGGTTTCGGCTTCATCTTTACCCTCGGCCACACGCACCACAACGGTGACGGGTTTGGACTGGTCGGCGATGGCAGACAGGGCAGCGGCCAGCGTGCCTTTTTTCCCGGCCTTGCCGACGGCAGACAACACATTGGTAATCAGTACCGGGATATTGAGGGGAAAGGTTGCCGCATCAGCATCGGCGGCGGTACACACCATGCCGATAATGGCCGTTGATACAGTAGAAATAACGCGCGTACCGTCGTTGACTTCGACGACCTGCACGCCGTGGTGAAAATCACTCAT